TACTCAAAACACATTCGGTCACTAAAGCTACTTTTATGGGATTTCCACATCTAGAAGCCTTTTTGCACTGATAGTTGTTTCTCCGACTCTTGCATTTCTTCGTTTTATTCTTACAAAAGCCCTTTCGTTTTCTCCTGAAAAAGGATCTACAATAATTCTTCTTTCAAAAACGTCCTGCAATCTTTTAATTGGCCTTCCTCTATTATCTAAATTTTCAATATTACCCAATAAAAAATCTTCAGGTTTACCTGTTGGTGCAGTTCCTTCATCCCTTACCTGTTCTAAATCTCCTTCAAATATTCCAAAATAAACTTGAGGAGCTGACAAATAGCGTCTAAATGGAACCATATCGCCACCATTTTGATTGGCGACCATATAAGCAGTTACTTCTGCATTAAAAACATATTTATGAACTCTTTCATCGTCGGTGAATTCATCAAAATTATCCTGGGTCTCTATTTCGTCGCTAAAGTACGCAACAAAATAATATCCCTTGTCGGTTGTTAATTTATAAGTTCGTCCTTGGCCATCGTAATTGGTCATCACTTTCTCGATCATTTGATTCATATGAAGTTGAAAGCTAGTCCAAAATGTTATTTCATATTTAACTGTGTATCGAATTGGAAATGGTATTGCTATTACCTCAGTAATATTATGAGATACATTGTTCTGCAACAATCCATCTGTTGTCCTAACAAATCCAGGCCTTCTTGAAGCAAAAGTTCCAGGTTGTGATCCGGTTTCACTTGTTTGATTTAAAAAGTTTCCTTTACTCGATACGTTTTCTTGATTTTTCAATCCAAGACGATTAATTGCATTTTGATATTTTGGATCTTTTGAAGACAATCTTTTCTTGATAACCAAATCGCCCGTATCCTGCCCAATAGCAGAACCCATGTTTTCTTTTGCTTGATTAATTCCCATTCTTCGAATGGAAATGATTGGAAGAATAAGCGCTCCACTCTTATCTCGAATTGGATTTCTTCTTTCTCTCAATGCAAATCTTTCACCAGTAGCAAATACAACAGGAACCTTTTTTTCAAATTGTTGCACGCCTTCATCTCCACGTGTAACAATATAAATTTGATTATCTTTATCAAAAAGATTAAACATTGCAGCATCAACATCTGCAATTCCTAAAGATGGAATTTTAAAATCTTCAGGCACATTTGCGCCTTCGTATCCAGATAAAATTCTGTTACCAATCGGTTGATTGGCCATCTCTTTTTGTGTTGCCATTAACTATAACTATGCACAATCAAGTGTTGTCTTATTTCTTCTAATAACTAAAATAATAAAGAAATATTTTTATTCGTCACCTTCTCCATAAAAGGCATTTCCAACATTTCCTGTTGTGCCACGCTCAGAAATTTCAGCAGGCTCATCAATCTCTGGCCTGTCCAAAACTCCCTTATCAATAAGATCTCTCTTATCTCCAGTTTCACCTTCTTTATTCTCAGAGAATCCACGTTGTTGAATAAACGTATCCTGGATCGCATCCTCATCTCCGTACCATTCGTTTGTAGGTCCAGGAGGATTGATTGCAAAATTGTCTTTACGAACTTGTCGTGCAGTTAATTCAATTCCATCACTATATTCAATTTGCCCGTAAATATTTCTATGAGTTTTAACTGTTGTTATCTCATAAACATCTGCGCCAAAGCTAAAGAAGTCTCCGTCCTTAAGTGCAATATCCTTTTGAAGCATGTCTCTTGATTGAATGTAGACTTTGATTGAAAGAATGGAGTCCTGTCCAAATTTTGTTGTTTTAACTTCGGCAGGCTGCCAATCTACAATACAGTTTATCTCAATTGTTTGTTCAATAATTTTTTCAAGAGATTCTTCATAAATTTTATGAACATTGGACTTGTCAAAAGAAACAGGGTAATAATAAATTTTATGACCAACAATATCTTTTGTCACCTCTTTAGAAATATCGTTAATAAAGTCAATTTCCCTGGGTGTTATAAACAAGCGAGGCATTATAACTTAATTAGCTTTCTACATTAGAAATGTCTTTCCGACACAACTTTCCAATACATTTATAATTCTTGATTCAATATCGTTTGCATAAATTTCCATATCTCTATTCCACATTTCCAAAAGATCGTCATCAACAGCTCTTGCCATTCTTTTATTTCCAAATGGTAACTTTTCAATCACAAATTCTTTTGTAAAAGGTGCAAACGTAACATTTCCTGTAATAAGATATTGAGCAAACAATTCATAAAAGAATTCATAATATCTTGTTATTTTTCCTTCTCTTGCCGACTTAAATGAACCAAATTGATTGAAAATTAGTGCAAGCATTTTCCTTTGCTTAAAGTCAATCATCAATTCTTTATCTTTTGAGTATTTTGACGAAACTAATTTAAGTGTTTGCCCATATACTTCATCAAGCAAGCGTTTAATTAATTCAAGCATTGAATTGATATATTCTTGCCATTGAGAGTTTCCATTTCTACTTGCCCGAATTGCATGTCCAAACCTATGCGCCATGATCCATCCAGTCATTGGAACCTTTTCAGTTCCATAATTACCATTGAATAATATTGTTATTGCAGACGGATCATTGGGAAGTTCTTGGCCCGTTGCCTCTTCAAATGTTTTTGAAAAAGATTCTCCAATTTCTCCAACTTCTCTAAAATCTGATTTGTTTAATTGGGGAACATTTAATAAATAAAGATCAAATACATAAGGCGTTTTCTCCCATTGCCTTCTTATTTTTTGAATTGCTTTTGGATTTGACAATAATTTTTTGTCTTGAGAACTAAAGCTTCCGCCACCTTTGTCTTCAAGGGATCTTCCAATAGTTTTAAAATCTCTTATGGGAGTTTCTTTTATGACTAGTTTTATATATTCTTTTAATAAATTCATTTTTATCCTGGCACTATAAAAGAACCATTGGGCATTGGAATTCCTTTCAATTGACGCATCAAGTTTTCTGATTTATCTGCCTCTTTTTCAACAAGAGTATAATAAGTCAATTGATCAAGCTGTTCTCTCAACTGTGTAATAAGTCTCTCTTTGTCCGTATATCCTCTATCAAGCAAATCATCATAATTTAGTTGAACATCAGCATTCGGAACAGGAATATTTCTAACCTTTCCTCGAATAAATCCAAGAACGATCATGCAAAGGGCCAAACAATATTCTCTAATCCATTGCCTTCCAACTGCATTGATTGAACTAAATTGAACATCATTATAAGGAATGTTTCCTATGTTTGAAATTCCGTATACACTATCATCTTGCGGAGAACCGTAGGATCCGCTATTCAGATTAAAAGCATCTGCCGCAAATTGAACCCTTACAAAAAGTTTTCTTGGATTGTCTCTTGTTCTGTTTGGAACAGGAAAGATTCTAAGATTATTTCCAATAATTCTATAACTATAATTGGATCTTCGAACACGTTGAGACATTTGAAGTTGTCCTTGCCTCAATAGGTCTTCAAAAACGGGAAGCACATAAAATACAGTTTCTGGGGTGAAACTTTCAAAGTTGAATTCATTATTCAAGAAGTTGATTGCGCTTGAACTATCAAAGAATCTAAAAGCTACAGCGGGACTAAAGTGAAAAACTTCAGTAACCCTAAATGGCTGAACCGATCCAGATGGCTGCAAATTGATTAATGGAGTTCCGCTCGCATTAACCAATTCTGTTGTTAAATTATAATCTTGCCTACCTCTTTCAAGGACAATGGAACCAGAAAATTCAGGTTGATAACCTGAATAAGAACCAGCCATTGAATAAGGGGCAGCTTGACGAAGCAAAAATTCTAATGTTTCTCTCGGATACAGATCTTGAACATCAGAACCTGTTGGCTGGCCTAAGATGTTAGCCAAATTAGATTTAGCTTGAAATTCAAGAATGTTTGCATTCCAAGTTAAAACTGCCTCTTCAAGACATCCATAAATTGCTTTACTTGTTAATTCAACCGAAAGAACATCGTCGCCAAGTTTTCTTTTAACAAAAGAAACCATGTTGTCGGCAAATGTTTGAAATGGCACTTCCGAGTCGAAAATACCAAATGGCGTAGGGCGATTTAAATTAACAAAAGCCATAATATTGATAAATATGGCAATGCTAACGAAAGATGGATATACTTATCTATATGCTTTTAGAGGCTTACATTCAAGAGGTTTTTAAAGAAAAAAAGCTCAAAATGCAATTCGAAGACAAAAATGGCATACAGGCTGATGTCCAAGACTTTCTTGCTTTTTGCATTGAGCGCCTTGGTATTCAAAAATGCCCCAAGATTGGTATTGTAAATGAGATTCCTGCCGGATCTCATGGTGCATATTGGCCAGACGCTCAGTCAATAAAAATAGTTGGACGTGGCAGATGCCTTTCAGATATTTTAAGAAGCCTTGCCCATGAATTGGTCCACCACCAACAAAGAGAGCAGGATCGTATTGAAATAATAAATGACGATGGCGTGGGCGGACATATCGAAGACGAAGCTAATGCCGTTGCCGGACAACTGGTCAAAGCTTACGGAATCAATAATCGAAAAATTTATAAAACATATTAATTTATATTTTTTCTTTATATTCTTTAAGCCATCTAAATGCGCGATTACGTATCGAATACCAAGCATTTGCATCAATTGATCTTAGATTAAAATTTGAATCCAAAGGAACCTTAAGAACATCCCAGCCATAGCTAAATATTGCAGCCTCTAGCGCATCAGCAATTTGCTTTCCTGTAGATTTTTTTATTAATTCAGAACACTTTTTATCATCCATTCCTGTTGGAATAACAGGAAAGGGTTGATGATTAATGAGTTCATAATAAAAATGCCAAAACCTACTATCGTTGTCCCATGTGCGACCTTTGTAAATTGAATCAGAAACAATTCTATCGCTTATTCTTTTGACAATTTTGTCAAGCTTAAATGTTTTCATGCAAACATTATATCATTTTATCTTGTCTTTGATAAAACATCAGCAAATGTTGCTGGCCAGTCAGCAAACCTTATTAGATCCATGGAATTAAATATTTCACAATTGCCGGACTCTACAATGCCTCCCATTGAAATAAGTGGCTCAAAAGATGTTTCTATTATGGGATAAAGGTCCTGCCACAAAATCATATCTTCAAAAGGAGATAGATTTAAACCGCCCAAAAGATCGTCATCATTATCATGCCTTAACTTGATTTTGTCACAAATTTCTTGCAATCTCATAACATTAATACATATGCTATAAGATGACTTATTCAACAGAGCTTACATGGTAGAAGGCTAAGCTTTCAGAAGTTATTGGTTCTCCATAAGCTCGGTTTGTTTTTTTATTAACTTCTTGCCATCCCTTTTTTGTTCTTTTATAGCGTTCCGTAAAATCTTTTTCGCCAGCATTTACAATTGTTCCGACTGGAAGTTTTTCAATGTCCTTAGCACTTAAACAGCTTTTCAAGAATTTTTTATACTTTATTTTTGCGTCTTTTAAAGTGCTCTCTATATCTTTAATGCTTGCATTAAAAGATTCAATGATGGTGCCGCCTCCCCAAGGCTTCTCTCCTGAAACACGATAATTATTAATATACAAGGCCTTGTGACCATATCTGCCTTGTATAAGATCAATTTTTACGGAAGAAATTGAAAACCTCCATTTTGACGAATTATGCTCTTTATAAATAATGAATTTTTTTCATTTTCTTCATGAAAAGATAAATTCGAAGAGGTAATAATCTTTCCTTTTTCCCCCAATTGCGGAACCGCTGCAAACCATACATTTTTTAAATCATCATATCTATCAACATCTTCTAGAAAGATCAGATCTGCAAAAGTTCCACGCAGAGACATATTATCTGTTTTTGAAATTATTTTTGAACCATTTTCAAATTCAATGCAGTTCGCATTCATAGATCTAATATAATGTTTTGGTGCAAAAATCTTTACATTTTCAATCCACAATTTTGAAGAAATATAATTTGCTCCAACATGTTGAATTGTTTTATTTTCTGACTTCAGCGCCGTCCAAACGGCATAGGCAGAATTAAATGTGGTCATTCCTGATCTGCTTTCTGATATTACATTTAAAATACTCGTACAATACTTTCTCAATTCTGGCGGTCTGATTCCAGAATAATAACATGCCAAATCCCAATGAGCTTTTTCAATTTTTGGATTTATTCTTTTTCCAGATACACCATATATCCATTGTTTTTTATACCAATCTAAAAAATAGGATACATCATTAAATTTACTTATAATTGATTTTAGTTTCATTTTGAACTCTCGAATAAAATTTTGTTTTTAATTTCTGCAATAATAGAAGCTAATGACCGAATCTTAGCTTGATTACAGAAACAATACAAGACAAAGATGTAGAAGAATAAGAATAATCAAGATAAGAAGGCAAACTCATTGTCTGAGCCGAAACTGCACTTAATTGAAAAAGTGGAAACTCTACTCTTCTTACAATTGGAAACTTTATTAGGCATTCAGCGCCTGTTGGATAAATGCATGGCATACCAAAGTATAGCAACTATTTTTGTTTGCTAAAATCAATAATATATATTAATTATGAAACTTAAAGACGGAACAGACACACAAGACAAAAGGCTTACAAGGCTAATAAATTTTGACGAAAAATCAAAAAACTATCCAATCATGGAATTGATTTCAAAAGAAAAATTGCCAAAAAGTTACACATGGAAATGCGATCAACACCTTGATCAAGGCTCAGACGGCGCATGCGTTGGGTTTTCTATGGTTCACGAATTGATTGCAAGACCATCTAAAATAAAAAATCTAAATGAAAAATTTGCAAAAGAAAACGTTTACTGGGAGGCTCAGAAAATCGATCCTTGGAGCGGTGGCTCTTATCCAAGTGCGTCTCCCTTTTATGAGGGAACATCCGTTCTTGCTGGGATTAAAATCCTCCAAAAGCTAGGATATATTGATTCGTACCGCTGGGCATTTAGCCTAAATGACTTGATTATGGCAGTTGGCTATGCAGGCCCAGCCGTTATTGGCATTCCTTGGTATTCTGGGATGTTTGATGTTCATCCTTGCGGACATCTTCATGTCAGCGGAAATAATGTTGGAGGCCATGCAATACTTGTAAAAGGAGTAAATGTAAAAAATAAAACATTTACCCTTCACAACTCTTGGGGAAGCTCTTGGGGTAGCAATGGAGATGCTCTCATTAGCTGGGCTGAGATGGAAAGGCTTTTAAAAGAAGACGGCGAGGCAGTTATTCCTGTTGGCAGAAATAAGATTTAAATCATGAATTCAAATTTTTGAAGAATATGCTTTGTCTCAAGCAATTCTTTTCCAAGAAAGTCTTGAATCAAATTAACAAACATATCCTTTAAAGAATTTGTATGAAAATTAACAATTCTCAAAAAGTTCAAAAATTCTTCTGCGCTATCGCTTTCTAAATTGAATCCAGCTTTTATATAGTATTTGTCGCCAAAAGGATTATAAAGGGTAGCACTTGCTGGGATTGTTATTGGGACTGCCGCCTCCATTCCAACATATGGCAATATTAGCTGCTTCAAATTTGGAGAAAATTCAGAAACCACTCTTTCATAATATGATTTCACAAACTCTTCACTGTCCACTATTTTTCTTATTTCTTCTCTAGCTTGTGAATCCTTTACTTCTCTCAAATTTCCTACCAAAAATGATGCATAAATAATTCCATAATCATTTTTTCTAATTCCTCCCATTCATATTTTCATCTCATAAAGATAATTTCCACATCCATAAATTCTGAATACTTTATTATCTTTAGCAACTTCCTTTTCACTTTTTCCGTCTTTTGCTCTAAATTTGAAACGATTAAATCTAACGGTATCATCAGTATACCAAAAATTTAACCCTGTATCTCCAATAAAATCAAATCCATTGTCTCTATAAACATTTCCTTCTCCAAATCGCAAATCTGCATATGTCATAATTGTAGAAAATTGATTGACTTTCATCCATTCTATGCATTTCTTTAATAGCTTTCTAAATCCGCCCATTACAATACAATTTTGCTTTGTGGCTAATCGACATATTTCAATTTTTCCTTTATGCTTCTTATGAGTTGGCTCTCTCAATGTAATCGCAAAAACCAATTCATCTTTATGATAAAGACCAAATTTTGCACATGATTTACTGTAACCATCTATATGGTTTTTATCAAAAAAATCTTTAGCTTCCTTTGTTTCTATTTCTCTAAAATCACATTCTCTTGCTCCAATTTTTTGATCAAAAATTCCTAATCTATTTTTGATCATTGATTGGACAAGTTCTTTTTTATCTCTCCATTCGTCTCCAAATATATGCATCAATCTTATGTTTTTATCTTTACACATGCTTGTCTTCGTTTTGTGATAGCTTTTATTAAACCCGGAATCTCCTCTGTCCTTATGGTAGTAAAGGCTATTATATTCTATAGCAAACTTCTTGTCTGGGATGTGGATATCCAATTCTAAAGGAGATATTATATTTCTTACACTTGATTGAACATCAAAGCCCAGATTACTAACAAATGAAAGTATTTCAACCTGCGCCTGTGATGTTGTAAATGGAAAACACTTTGGACATAAAGAACCTCTTTCAAATGCCTGCAATGTTTTTTCTTGTCTAAAATTACACTTTACGCATTTGAATTCTAAATACTGATTCTGCCTTGAAGAATAATCACTATAAGGAGTAAGAACGAGAAATTCATCTTTTCTATTAAAGATTCTTTCTTCATATTCTTTCTCTGTTATTGTTTTTATTTTTTTAATCTTATTCTTTGTTTCTTCAGAATGAGACTTTCCATAAAAATGATTCCCTGAACCTGTAACTGATTCAGCTTGTTTTTTTATTCTTTCATCATTTTTTTTTGTTTTTCCTTTATTCCAAGCCTCTGCTTTTCCTCCCTTTTTTCCTCCCTTTTTCATTGCAAGCTTAGCATGTTCTTTGCAGTAGTCTTTAAAGATTTTTTCAGAACTGACATATCTTGTCTCTGAGTCGCACTCCAAACATACAGGGCGAACTCCATTGTATTTATATTTTATAATATAATCTTCAACCTTTATATTGTGAGAAAAAAGATGATAACCAAATTCTCTAGAAGATTTTAAAGTTAAATTACAAATTTCACATGTGATTTCCACAATATCTTATTGTACAATTTAAAATCTGAATTCTGTACAAAAAAAAAGAGCCTCCAATGGAGGCTCTTTTTCAATAAACAATCTAATATGATTAGATGATGTTTAGGTCGAGAACAGTGACAGTTCCGTAGAAGTCACTTCTAACCATCTTCTTTCCGTATCTGGTCATGACACCCTTACGTGGAGTGAAATCTTCCTGAGCGAAGATTGTTGGAGTTACGATAAGTGGCACATAAGGTGCGTATACATAACCGGTTTCAAGGTAGTTTCCACCTTTGAATCCAACAAGGATCTTAGGACGTGGGAAGTAAGGGTCTTTGTAAACAGTAAATCTGTTTGCAACGGTACCTACGTTCTCGGCGCCTACGGTCATTGGGTTAGAAACCTGACCATTTCCGTCGATCTTGTAGCTTGCTTTGTAAAGCGCGCTTTGCTCAAGGATTGTGGCGATGTCTGGTCCACATACGATGAAGTTAGCGGATCCACGAAGTGTTTTCTTGTGGATTTCGTTAGCAACGTCGATGATGGTTTCAGCCAAAGTTTCATACCATTCACGGACAGTTCCTGTGAACTGTGGTCCGGTAGCAAGAGTGCTACTAAGCTGAACTTCAGATCCTGTTCGTTTGTTGACGAACTTACCAGGAGCACGGCTCCAGTAGTAGTTTGCGCCATTACCTTCTGTAAGAAGATCGTTCAAGATCTCACGATCGATATCTAGAGCAACTTGCTCAGATAGGATCTTGGTAAGCTCAACTTCGGCATCCAAGCTATGGAAAGCATTAAGATCCTGAGCAAGCTCTGGTGACCAACGTGCTCTCAACTTACGTGTTGATGCCACAACGCTGATCTGCTCAATCTTAATATCAATCTCTGGGATTGCTGGATTTGCTTCAACAGCGAAGTCGGATTCAAATGCTGGAATGGTCAAGGTGTCGCCATCTGTACCACCAACATCAAGAGTATCCGAAACAGCCATGGAAACATGGATGTTGTTATTTACGGCAGGAACTGCTCCACCATTTGAAAGAGCAATAACCATTTTGATGTGGTCTCCGCCAAGCGCATTTGGTGTGAATGTTGTTCCGTCCCAATCTCCTCGCTCATTCCAACGACGAAGATTCATAACTCCAGCGCCACCTTGGTATGTTTCACCCCAATCGATTGCTCCGTTATTTGTTCCAAGATCAGTAACAGCAATCTGCTTTACAGCTTTGACATCACCAGTTGGGATGGCAGAAGCCAAAGCAGCAACTGAAATGAATGCGAATGCATAATCTCGTGTTCCAAGGTCCAATGCTTCTTGAACTTCTGGATCGAAAGAAACAAGTTTCGCATTTGTTCCAGAGAAGTCAGAAACAGTGTCTACTGTTCCGGCAGCAGTCCAAGCATTTGCAGCACCAGTAAAGGCACCAATGTTAAGGTTGGATCCAGAAACAGTCAATGATCCTGTGTGTACTTTTGTAAATCCTGTTCCAACAAGGTCATATTGGCCACCCGTTGCAAGAGATCCTGAGCGAATTCCAGCTCCTGATGGGTTGTTGTAAAGGGACTCACCAGATTTGTATACGGTATCTGTAGCGGAACCTTCTCCACCAACGTTGTTACCATAGGTATAATCAAGGTAGAAAAGCAATCCGGCTGGAAGGCTCATTGGCTGAATACTAACAAGCTCGTTTGCAACCAATCCACCGAATACACGACGAACGATTGGGAAAGCTACGTTAGAGAAGCCTCTAACCTGTCCAGAGCTTGTAAGTGCAGCTCCACCTGTTGATAGGCTTGAGGATTCACGTAGAACCTCGGCTGCCTGACTTTCAAGCAACCTTGCCATATTTTCACGATCATAGCCAGTCAAGCCCCTAAGGAGGCCTGTGCGGTGCCATTTTTCGGTAAGCCTTTTGGACTCGTGTCCAAGGTGTCGGCTTCTAACGTCTTCTGTTAACATTTCAAGAGAAAAACTCATAATAAACTCCTAGTAATTCGATAATAAATACTTCTTACTCGTGCAAAAATCCTGCTAGCTCACCCCAACGAGTAAATTCTTTGTTTTCTGATTCAGTGAGTGACGAACCCCGCCTGGTAGCCTTACTTGATCCACCAAGAATATTTCGACTTCCTACACTTTCAGTGAGCTTGCTCTTTTCACTTTTGCCTTGAAGGGCTTCATGAAGAGCAGTAAATAGTTTCTTTACTTCCCCTACAGATTTTGCCTTATCCAACTGCTCGACCACTACAAGTCTCTGCTTTTCGGAAAGATTCTCATTCTGCATGAGTTTTGTTGCATACACTAACTTCGCATTTGAAAGATTGCTCTTGCGAAGTTCTTCTTGTAATCTTTTTGAATCGGACTGCATCTTTAGAAATGCGCCCTTGTAAGCTCTTAATGCTTCAGAGATTTCTTTCTCTTTCTTTTTCTTGTAAGAGCCTGGTGTGTTCAGGTCGGCTCCAGCTTCAAATTCTCTTTCGTCGTCAGACTTTCCTTTGATTCTTTTGCTCATTCCTTTTTCTTTGAATTTGTCAGGTCTTGACCCTGTTTCATATTCGTAAAGCTCAGCCTCATTTACTGGGTAGCCCGTTCCAACAGGATCAAGGCCATTCAAATCATTGCTGTCATAGTCCTGGAACAAGTCTCCTTCGACTCCACCACCAAGTTGACGACCTGCGCCACCAAAGTTGTCAAGAGCACCTGGGCCTTTCAATGCTTCCATTGCTTCGCTCATTGCGGCTCTACGAGTCTTAAGTCTCAAAAGCTCTTGTTTAAGCATCGCTTCGCTAATTTCTAGCATTTCGTCTTTGTCGTCTTTTTT